CAGCGATATAAAATGCGCGGTGTTGGGTTAACGTACTCAACACTCGAATTAATGAATTTTGGAATGGGATAATCAGTTCCTTGAATTAATGCAAGTGGTGTGCTTCCAAATTCAATTTCAATTTTCATTTCTTCCGTTGCAAAATCGTTTTGTGGATCTAACAACTGCAACCTACCATACACGCGGTTTCCTTGATTGTTGTAAAGGTTGTTTAAATAGTCATCTGACTTCTTGTATGTCCATGTGTTAACGCTCGCTTGGTAATCTGTTGTCGGAGTTAATACGATGTCTTTGCTTATGTCTATCTTATTGCTCCAATCCTTTTGATTGCCTTGCGCGAGATATTCTTGCAGTGGCAAAATAGATAGTTTATTTGCGTTGAATTGGTTTGGAATGGCTACTAAATTGAACGCTTTAAAAATCGCATTTACGAAATCAGTGCATTTCATAACTGGCGCATTTGCTACCCAGTCGATTTCATTTCCAAATAATGGTTTTGACAATTGCTCGCATTTGAAAGTAGCTTGTTGAATTGTCAACGTGCGCGTTGAACCATACGAGTTGACATTGCTCGCAGTATCAAATATGAATGGCTCAATTGTTTCGCCTGCCTCTAAAAACACTTGTTGCGTTACTGTCGTTCCAATGAATGCTGTTGAACCTGCATCTAAATAAAATTGCACTTGGTCAGAATAACCAACGTACCAATTGAATGGAGAAAACGAACCTATGAATGTTTTGTTTGCAGCTAAATCAGTTTTAACAAGTCGCGCTGTCATGTCGCTATCATACAATTCATCGTCAACGTCTAATCCTACACTAAATGAAATCAAATAATTTCCATTGAATGGAGCTGTGAATACGTTGCCACTTGTATTACCACCTTGATCGCTTATTACTGATAACGATGGCGAATACAGATATTGAGAAACACCGCCAATTGTTTGAGTTGCGAATGCAGTAAAATCAAAAGTTCCCGTTGTTGTTTGTAGTTTGAACTTCGCTGTTTCAGCATTACCGCCTAATGTTTGACAATTGTTGTTTTCGCTCGTAAATGGAACGTGCGAATAACCTAACTCATTTGTCCAATCACTACCTCCATAGTCAATTTCAAAACCGCTTAACTCCATGATTTTTACCCATATATAAACAGCGTTTACGAATGGGGTTAATTCACCTGCCTTAATGACATTGCTTACTGAATTTGAATAGATAGAACGCGTACCCGGTGTGTTGACATTACCAACCCAATTATTGCCTCTGTCAGTTAATCCGAACTTGATAAAATTACTCGCGAAGCTGTCTGTGTTGTAATCAAATACATTCGCGTAATTGATGACAATTGGATAATCATTTTGCAACTCAACAGCGATGTAGTTTTTAAAATCCGCATCGCCAATGTTTTTAAAAAAGTCGATTACATTACCAAAGAATACAACCTCATATTCGCTTACAACTCCTTGTTGTGTATAACTCGCTTTCCATTGTATGTTTCCTTCCATTATTGGCAAGGTGTCAACCGTTATTATCGCTTGTAACTTGCGCTTTGGATTAAACGAACTGAATTGAAAGGTGTTGTTTTCAATGAATCCAAATATCTTGGAATTGTTATCGGTTGCAGGAATGCGAAATGAACGCGAATAACTTGCATTTGCTTTCAGTTCTTTAATATCGCTAAACGAATACTGCAATGAAATTGTTTCGTTCAAATACAAATCCATGACATACGGAACTTCCGCTCCTTGCGTGTATACTATTAATGCTGTTTCCATGCTTATTTATTATGGGCAATTACCAAATCCAACCGTTACATAAATGTTTCCGCTATACGTTGTGCCTCCACCCCAAACGGGTAGCTTCAAATAAAAGAAATTAGCTCCATCACTTGTCCCCCATACACCCGTTGCGATTATTGGCGTTCCAGGTGTCATCATGTCGAATGATGTTTGGCTACCGCCACCCGTTAACACATTACCGAGCTGAATTACACCTAATCGAGATGGTGATGTTGGTGGTGAATCTGTATAATCAATGCTCACATAGTATGTTTGTCCACCTATTGGCGTGATTCCAGCCGTTCCTTGTACGCGAACTGATATCTTACTGCCTCTCGTTACATTCGTTAGAACGATGTTACAAGCATCGCCAAAATTTGCGCCAAGTGATAACCCTGTATTTGAACCGATATTTGTGAATGTAGTAAAAAACTCGCATGGATCAGGGCCAGGTATTGGATACTCGGAAGCGGTTATGTTAATTGTTTCATTGTTCGAAGCTATTTGTAAACGTAAGTTTTGATTGTACTTTTTAGAGTTACGTTCACGCTTCATTAAGAACCCGTTGTCTTCTACTACAACTGGCACAATCGAGTAACCATCTACGTTGTCATCGACCATCCATACACTTTTACTCATGAATAAATCCCTCATGTATTTGTATTCGGATTCCGTTAACCAATCGCTTGTTAAATTGATGAATGTGTTAATTATTGGTTCGCGCTCTGTTAATTCACGAGTATAGTTTTTTGTTTCGTATGGCGCGGTGGATGTTGCTGTATTGAAGTCACCTTGAAAGGTCTTATATCTTTTGCGCTCGACCTCAATACTGCGCTCATTTCGTTTAATGAACGAGTAACTATCCCACCCACCCATTTGATTAAGCCAATAAACGTGAACTGGGTTGTACTTGCAATCCTCAGAAATGTAGTAACCATATTTGGTAGTTATCTGGTCATCGCTTGCGTCATAACCTGCATAAACATAAAATGCAGTATTGTCCGCAGTGGTGTCATCTATGTAACCGCCATTAACAAGATTCTTTAATCCAGTTGGAAGGAACAACAACGAACCTTCCGCAAAGGTCATCGGAATATCAAACGAAAACAAAAGTGCATGATTGTAATCGTACAAATCAAAAGTAAAATGGTCAATTGAATTGTACGGATAATTGGAGTTGATGTAACTGTTGTCATCTGCAACCCAAGCATGGATGTCGTATGCGCTGTCGCTTTCTTCCATGACATCGGTTCGCGATATGTATTTCCAATTGATAACTTCCGATTGCAACAACGATGGCAATTGTAAACGATGGGCTAACGTTTCTTTGTTGAATCCAATCTCATCGTCATAGTTCTGCGACAATGCCAATGGGCGCGTGTCATTCGTACCCATCATAATAAAGTTTTGCTTACCGCTTCCGTAAATACACATGAGAAAATAACCAACCGCAACCGAGTTGTCTTCCGTAAAAACGCCACCTACATCATAACCCTCAAACAATTCAATTGTGAATGTGTTTACGTTATTTGTATCGGTTAGTGTTGGCGCGCTTGTTTGCAATACCACATCGTCACTGCCATCAAATACAATCGAATTTTTAACGAGCTGGTTGAAGATTGTTTTAGCGTTGAACACTCCGCTGTTAACTGAATTTTGAGCTACATAAAACTTATATTGCTCGGTAGTGGTGTTGTCAGTTATTAAAACGATGTATTTGAAATTGGGCTCTGCGTATTCCGTTGATGTCATCGTGAATGAAACATCGTTATTGGAATAACATAACCCGGTAAATGCGTCAACGCCTTGCGCTGTTAATCCTGTTACTGCTGTCGTGTATGCCATTATATTTTTATTTTCTTTTGTAAATTGTCCTCAATGACTAATGTTATTTCTCTATTCAATGCGTCCTCAAATTCGGGTTGGAAATCAACGATGGTGTCGGTTACTGCATCGCGCCAATAAAAGAGTGGTGCAATTCCATTAATGCGAATCTTACGCGTCAAATGTCCTGCCAACCCACGATATGCGCGCTCCTTTGCTTCGGGTGTTTTGAAGGTCATAAACGATCCATTCGCGTTACGTGGACGAATGCCTTTTATCTTCATCCAATCGTAAATAGCTTTTTGCATTACTCCCATTTCACCCTTTGCAGGTTTGCTTCCTGCGCCTCTGCGGAATGAATACGGGCTGTTTTGATTGCGTGCCAATCCATTGACACCTTGCTCAACAAAATCAGCGTACACGCTCGCTTGACCGCGTGCGAAAAATTGAATCTTACTACTCCTTCCATCGTAATAAAATGAAAGCGACCTTCGGAGCGTATCGCTTGCAACAGCTCTGCGTCTTTTACCTCTAACGGTGCGATATACACCAAGATTAAGCATTGCACGCTCAACGACTTCCTGCCCAAATCGCTTCATTATCAATGTTAGTGGAGATTCAGCCATTTACGAATTGTGTATAAGCGGTATTGGGATTAGCGACTAACAACTCAACAAATAGTTCAATACCTTTTGAGTTCATTGCGTTGACAAATTCTTGGTTGGAATCCTCCCACGCAAAACAAATCGTTCCCCATTGTCCATCCGTTGGTATCACTAATTCAGTGATGCCATTTTCTTTTTGAGTAATTGTATAATTCATATTGTGACCATTACTGAAATTCCTACTACTGTTGCCGAAGCTGTTGAAGCGCTGTTAACCATTTTCACGCTGCATCTATCGCCACTCGTAAAAGATACCGAGTTCACTAAATTGGAGTAAAAGTTAGCCACTCCACCTGCTGCGATTGTAATTACTAACGATGTATCTGCATTGTTTTTTCTTAACGTCACAACCAATGTACCCGTTGCAGGTTGAGTTGTTCCAGTGTGAAAATATAATCTACTCAATGTGCAATCTTGTGGCGTTACTAATACCCTTATCGCTTCCGTATTCGATAATGTTCCACCTTGCAAACTTGAGTATTGAGTTCCCGAAATCGGAACTTGTAAATTTCCGTTTCCAAAATTACCCGTTAAAAATGAAGTGCCAGTTCCACTATTTGCTTTGGCGTTTAATTGCGTTTGAATGTCACTCGTTACACCAACCAATCTACCTAATTCAGTTGTCGTTACTGCGCTCACATCGACCTTCCCACCGCCATTGCTTACCAACGCTCTCGATGCAGTTAAATTAGCTGTTGTTATTGTTGTCGCTGCGCCCGTTATCGTGTCTTGCTTAGTGCTTAGTGCATTGCTTTTTTCCCACAAAGAAGTAGTTGTGTTATATACCAAAATATCGTTATTGGCAGGACTTTGCGCACTGACATTATGCAGCTCTTGCATCTCATAACCATTCTGCACTCTGACATACATTCTGCCTGCACTGCCAGGTGAGGCAGTAGTCACAAATCCTAAATATACCAGGTGATTAGGTGCAAATGGTTTGACATTCGTAATACTTCCTGCGGTTGCTCCAAGATACACCGCGTCTCCATCCGCCCAAGTTGGCGTTGGGAAAATGTTTAACCCATCGAGTTGACCATTGACAATGATTAAACCTTTTTGATTGTTTGCTATTGATGTGCTTAATACAATTCCAACGGTCTGCGCGCTTGTCGCATCTGTTGAATTATTGGCAAGTTTAACCGTTAATCTATCGCCAGTTCCACCGAATGCGTAAACGGGTTGACCTTTCGTAATAGTTGACCCATTGACATTTGTAACGTAGGCAAGTAATGTGTTGGGTGCTGTTCCAATAACTTGAAACCCATTCATCGTTGAGTTGTAAATGCAGAACATTTCAGCACCATCGATAATGTCACCACCAATCAACAATCCGTTGTTATTTCGATACAAATCTTTTGCGCCTAACGAATTGATGTTAAGAGTGCATTGAGTTGTGTTACCCGTTGCAAATCGAATCAAATAGGCATCGCCATCGTTATACGCTGTTACTCCCGTTATGGTTGTGGTGTAAGTGTCCGTTCCGCTTGTTGTTCCTTTTGGAATCCCACTACCACCACCACCACCGCTCATGGTTTTCCATGTATTATCCGCTGCCAAATAATCAGTTGTCGCGCTCGGTTGGTTGGTTGTGAATTGTACTTTTTTTGCCATCTTAATCGCGAATAATATCTAATGTCAATTCACCCGTTGGGCATAATTCATTTGCAACTGCAATAGGCATTTCGCACCTTATTCGTCCATCGCCATTGTCATAGTAAGTGCCATAGTTAGACCAACAAAAACATACTTCAGGATTTTCGCAAGATGGATCAGTACCTGGATTAGAATTGAATAAAGCTACCAATTGGGGTATGTTATCGAATCCCCCTGCGCTGTAACATACAGCCACTTGTTCACCATCGCATAAATAACGAATTGAATTGTAAACGGGATAAAGTTCGAAATCTATCACCTGCGAAAAAACACTAACCGTTTCAGCTATGTAAGGAATGTCGCACGCGTTCCACTCGTAATCAACTGTGATGTCAATTGAACCCTGCACACCGCTCAACACATTGCTAAACTCCTCGATGAATGGAGTAAAGGTAATTGGCTTTGTTATGATAACCGATTCATCGAATATCTGACCGTTCTCGATTTCATTAACAAGGTCAGCAAATAACAAAACGCAATCACTAATTGAATGCCTTTGATATTCTGTTTTGAGTTCCTTATCGCGTGGCAAATCAGCGAACACAACCTCTAATGAATAAGTCAATTGACCAGCATCAATGCTGAATTGATTAGGTACAACGTGCATGAATGGAAATTCATCTTCCTTCTCCAAATCCGCTTGGCTTATTTGTCCATGCGTGAATTTTCGAATTAGTGCATGATTATCTGCGAACTCCCTGAGCTTCGCGATGATAATGTTGTAAGTGTATAGTGATGAATCGCTCATATTAATATGTAGCTGAATGGCTACTTTTTAGTAAGTAATTGTTTCTGAAATTGTGCATAATCGATTTTGTAACTCAAATGCGCAAAGATGGTTGACGCTTGTGTCTTGACAATGTTGTCAAATTTAGTGACGTCACGATCTGCGATTTCTTCGATGACATGAAACCAACCGTAGTTATTACTTAACTCGCTTGTTGCTGTAACGCTTGCTCCATCATCTGAATCGCCTTCTTCAGTTCCGTCATCATCTGATTGTCTGAATACTCTTGGAAACGAATCAACAATTCTTTTTCGATATTCGAAAAAAAAACCATTGCACCGTTCGCAATCATGAGCGGCATATCGTTGAAATACTCCGCGTTCTTCAGATGGATATTCGAATCGTAATCATCAACCTCGTATCGAGTAATAAATTCATTTTTACAAGGTCTGAATAAGATAGCGAGTAACTTAGTTAGATGTTTTGGAAACTCATTACAATTAGCGTCAAGGTCTAACCATTCGCCAAATGTCATGGCGTTAATATCCGGAACGAATCGATAACGATGTTTTTCAGTAAGAAACCATTTGTTCACAAACTTCGATGGCACGTTGTTCAATGCTTCTTCGAATGATGTTTTAATCTCATTCATTTGCGTTGGTGTAAGCATCAACACTTTGCTTCGTGGTAGCTTTGTTATGGCTTGCACTTGGTTAACCAAATCGCCTTCGTTGCTTGAGAATCCAACGTACTGGGCAACCGTTATCAATTCGGGGGATAGGTCTAATTTAATCTTCATATTTTAAAAATAAAAAAACACACCCCCTATGCGCCCTGTTCTGATGGGAAGGGGGGGGTGTCTGTTAATCTTCATACTTCTTTGAAAGTTCGGTAATCCATTCGGAGTAAAGTTCGGTAATCTTTGCTTTTGCTAATCGCTTCCTTTGTTCCTTTTGTTGTAACCACATTCCGAATAAAACCGCGATGGTAAAAGCGGAATGCGCTTGTTGGTTTACTTCT